TCTCCTGTTGAATTTTACTCATAAAACATGGCTAACTACAACAACTCTTCGGATTTCGGATCGGATCTAATTTTCTCATTCTTTAAAGAAAGAATGAAAGAAAAAAAAGTAACTCAAAAAAAACTAGCTGAATTAATAGAAGTCAACGAAAGTACTTTGATTCGGAATTTTAAAAAAGACACGAAAATGGAGCTTGAAACATATCTAAAAATATGCGGAGCTTTAGATTTGCATCCTTATCTAATCCCAAAAGAAATTGATAAGACAGAATTTCAACGAATGTTTTTCAATTAAAAATAATATTTCTTTTCACTATATCAGCAACTCACAAGGTTGCTGATTTTTTTATGTCAAAAATTTAGAATAAGAATATTAACCGACAACATAAGTTGTCAAAATAATTGTAGAATCATGGATATAGTCAACCAATACGGAGCGAATTACCTTGTATGCAATCCTCTTGAATACGATCCGAAAAAGGAAACATTGTTTTTTGGTGATACTAAAATTATTCCTGGTACTAAGATTAAAAAGATCGGTGACAAAAAGAGAAATTCTTTTGAAGCTCAAGAAGGTTCTTTTTTTAAATATGAAGGAACTGTGATTGTAAAGGAAGTGAAACATTGCGTTTTTTCATCCACATGGAAAGATAACCCTGGAGAATTTATTTACAGGTTTGTTTTTGCAATGAGTGAAACGGATAGACCTGAATTCCTTTTTCAATCTAACAAAACAAATCAATCTGGTGCCGATATAGATTGCACCAAAGTAACTTTAATACAGTAAATAAAGAAATATCATGGGAAAAATATCAGAAATAAAAAAATTCAAAGGAACTAAAGGACCATGGAGTTACCGACCAGATGCTAGCGGTGATACATTTTATATTGAAACCGAAGATAAAGATAGGTTTGATTCATTCGTGGGTGATGTTGGAGGTGGGCTTCAATTAAAACACGAAATAGAAGCAAACGCACAGCTTGTGTCTACTTCTCCAGAATTATTGTCCGATTTACAGGATTTTGTTAGATATACAGAATATTTTTTTGATTTTGAAAAAACTGTAATGAACGACAAAGAACACCAATTTCTGATTTTGAAAAATCAAGCGAAAAGAACAATAAACAAATCTCTAAATCTGTAGTTAGTCACATAAGAACCTAGCAATAACAAGCAATTGAAACTTTAATCATATAAAATCAAATAAAAATTATGAATTTAGAAAAAGTTACAAAAATAGACCAAATCAAAAAAGGAGACACTCTAATAATTTCTGGAGCTGGTTTAGTTAATCATTCTGCAAAAGCAGAGATAGTAAAAGTCAGCGAAGATGGTACGGAAATAATTTTCGATAAAAAAGAGAATGTGTACATCAATTTAGGAATGTACCTAAAAGGTAACTCATGGGTTAAAGAATTAGTAATACTAAAATAACAGTAGAATATGGCAAAGAAACTAAATGTTAGAAAAACCAACAATTCTGAACTTTCTGAAAAATGGGGAATCCCTGTTAATTTTTCTGGAGACAGTTTTATTAGATGTAATTCTAAAGGAGAAGTTAATTGGGAGAAGTCATCAACTTATAGTTCTACTGAATTAATTGAAAGAAACAATGTAAACTTAATCAAACAGTAATAATCATGAGTAAAAAACACAAACACGACTTAGTTTACCTAGATGTCATTGCTGGAGAACAAACCGCATGGTTCGAAGAAGGCGTATTTATGACTGGACTAAATGCTGGAAACAGAATAAATCACAAGGTTATGTGTAATAGCTGTGAAAAAAGATGGTCGATTAACAATAGTTCGCCAAAATTTATAAAATCTTTTTATCAAAAAATTGATAAAGCATATGATAGCCAAAAACTGTAATTAAACAAATAGAACTTTAAAAGCTCAAGATATTTCGACCTCGTGTCACCCAGTCATCTCTTTTAAAATGACAAAATGGAAAGCAAGTGATATTGAAAAAATCACAAAAACAAAACTCAAACCACACCCCAAAAAAGGATTAATCCCTAAACCAATTCCTGCAGGTGTACAGTTCATTAAGAACCATCTTACATTACTAAAATTAGAATACATTCAAGAACTCGTTTTCTCAAAGAAAAGGAAATTCAGATTCGATATCGCTATTCCAAATTTGAAGATAGCCATTGAATACGAAGGCTTGAATAGTGCTAAGTCTGGACACACTACAATGTCCGGATATACATCCGATTGTACCAAATACAACCTAGCACAAAAAGAAGGGTGGATTGTATTAAGATACACTCTGATCAACTACAAAGATTTCCCTATTGACTTGAGAGAACTACAAACACAAAAACCACTGAAAACTAACTAAGTACATCTTGTTTTTTGATGTAATTGAAGAGTAATTACTAGCGGAGTAATAAGAATTTTCGTATATTTGTTATTCCGCACTTCGCCTAGTTCAAGGCACAAATTTATTCAGCATTCTTGCTACATTGATATTTCGACCTCGTGTCACACCCTTAATTTACCATTGGTAGATGTCAGTACAATATTTAGAAATTCCAATTGAAAATATAGTTCTCTTGGATAAAAACCCTAGAAATATTACAGCTGAGGAGTTGCAGAAACTTTGCAATGATATAGAAAATGACCCGATGTTTTTAGAACAACGCCCACCATTGATTAATATGGTTAATGGCGTTTTCTATTGTTATGCAGGTACCCAAAGAATAAAAGCTTGTAAGATTATAAAGCAAAATAAAGTAAAATGTTTTGTTGAAGAAAATGTAGCGGAAAGAATCCAAGATGAAAGAATGTTGAAAGACAACTTACATCGAGGAGAATGGGATTATGATAAGTTAATGAATTTAGATTTTCAGCCTCTGGAGTTAGAGTCTTTTGGTTTCGATGATTTAGATATAGGTTTGGGTGGTTTTGATTCAAATGAATTAGAAGAAGAAAAGCCAAACAATTACTCACGTAAGATTGAAGCTCCTATTTATCAGGTTAAAGACAAGAAACCTGAAATTAAAGAACTTTATGATCAAGACAAGTATAATAGTCTTATTGCTAAAATCAATGAATCTGACTTGGATCAAGAGTATAAAGATTTCTTGATAAGTGCTGCAGGAAGACATACAGTATTTAATTATCGAAAGATTGCTGATTTTTATGCACATTCAAGTCCAGAAGTTCAGGAACTAATGGAAGAGTCAGCACTTGTAATTATTGATTTCAATAAGGCCATCGAGAATGGATTTATCCATTTAACAGAAGAATTGAAAGAAGCATATGGGCATGAAGGATAAAAAGGATTTTGCTGTATTCATTTTGACGCACGGTCGACCAAATAACGTCAAAACTTATAAGACGTTACAAAAAGCGGGGTACACGGGGAAAGTCTATATAATTATAGACAATGAAGATAAAACGCAAAAAGAATATCTAAAAAAATTTAATAACAAAGTAATAGTATTCGACAAAAAAGAAGTTTCTAAAACGTTTGATGAGGCGGATAACTTCGATGATAGAAGAGCAATAGTATACGCAAGAAATGCTTGTTTCTCCATTGCCAAGGATTTGAACATAACATACTTTTTACAACTAGATGATGATTACACAGAATTTGCTTTTAGATTCAATTTATCCAATGAATATAAGTTCAAAGGAATAAAAAATAATTTAGACCAAGTTTTTGAAAGTGTATTAATGTTCTATAAAAGTGTACCTGTCTTAAGTATTGCTTTTGCACAAGGGGGAGATTTCATAGGAGGAGATCAAAGTGGTTTTGCAAAAAAAATAACATTGAAAAGAAAGTGTATGAATACGTTTTTCTGCTCCACTAAAAGACCTTTCAAATTCATAGGTAGAATTAATGAAGACGTAAACACATATACATGCCTACAAAGTAGAGGAAACGTATTCTTAACAATAAATGCTATAACTATTGATCAATTGCAAACTCAAAATAACAAGGGAGGGATGACAGATATTTATCTGGACCAGGGTACTTATGTAAAGTCTTTTTATACTGTTATACATTCACCAAGTTGTACAAAGATAGCTCTAATGGGCCAGAAGAATAGACGATTGCATCATAAGATATCATGGCCACAAGCTGTACCATTGATTATAAGTGAAGAACATAAAAAATGAATTAATAACAAATCCCTATATTCGTAGACTTAAATTCTACAAAGTATAGGGATGAAATACAAAAACAAAATCATGGCTTTAATAGAAGTAATGAAACGTAGATTGTCCCGTCACAAAGAGAAGCGAAAAGACTTAGAAGTATTCGTACATAAGAATGCTGCTTCTCCTACTCAAAAATCTCTATACATCGAGCTCAAAGCAAAAGAAGAAGAGTTGGAAAGTATTATTGATTTAGCTGAAGGTCTTATCGAAAGAGACAAGGAATAACATCTACTTTTTATCTATTTCTGTTAAAACCGATAAAACGGTAAATAATCGGTTATGGCAAAAGGAAATCCAAACATAGCAAAACAAGGAAAGAATACTCGGTTTTCATCAAAGAACCAACCTCAAAACAGAGGAAGGAAGGGAAAGTCTGTAACTGACTTTTTAAAAAGCTATGGAGAAGCTAAAGAGTTGTCTTTTGAAATCAACACAACGGACAAGGATGGTGAAAAGAAATTATTCAAAGGAGAAATGAATACACCTTCAACTATCAATCAGGTTATAGCTGTTACTATAATAAACAAAGCTATCAAAGGAGATAATAAAGCTTTGCAAACGTATCTTGATCGTACTGAAGGCAAACCAAGTCAACATATTGATCATACGACAGATGGTGAACCAATTAAAAGTGTATCCCCAATAGATTGGGCGAAATAAATGCCAGTAATAAAAGAAAAATATAAGCCTTTATATACTTCTGAGAAGAGATATTTTGTTTTAACAGGTGGACGTGGTTCTGGGAAGACATTTGTAGTGATGGATTTCATAGTTAGACTTTTAGAAGAAGTCGGTCAGGGAATTCTTTACACAAGGTACACGATGACAAGTGTTGAGAAAACCATAATTCCATTGTTTACAAGTTATATAGCAATGGTGTCAGATTTGAGAAAGTATAAAATTACAAAACAGGGGATAATTAATTTAGAAACTAAAGCATTTGTGATGTTTTCAGGAATTAAAACAAGCTCAGGAGATCAAACAGGTAAGTTAAAATCTTTACCGAATATTACTACATGGGTAATTGAAGAAGGTGAGGATTATAATGATATTAACTCCTTTACTGACATCGATGATTCAATTAGATCAACAGGTATTCAAAACAGAGTTATTTGGATCCAAAACCCGACAACTAAAGAACATATGATATTTGATAAGTTCTTTAAGAATAACTACACATATGAACCAGTTAAAGAAGCAGGGAGATACAAATCAAATGCAACTGGTAAAATGGAATATTTCAAATACCAGAAATGCAACCACCCAGATGTTGAGCATATACACACAACATATTTAGACAACAAAGAGAATCTAAATAAAGGAAAAGTAAAGCAATGGGAAAGTGTAAAATCAAGCAACCCTAATAAGTATCAACACAAATATATTGGCGCATGGCTTGACAGGGCTGAAGGCGTAATATTTACCAATTGGACAGAAGGAAATTTTGATACTTCTCTACCCTATGGATATGGCCAAGATTACGGTTTTTCAATTGATCCTACAACATTAATTAAAATGGCAATCGACACCAAACGCAAAAAATGTTATTGGAGTGAACAATACTATGATGAAAAATCTCTAGGTACTGATGATATTTTTGAAATAAACAAATCTAGAATTGATAAACCAAAAGATTTGATTGTAGGAGATTCTCAGGAGAAAAGGCTAATAAGTGATTTAAAAAAGAAAGGGCTAAATATAATTGAATGTGAGAAAGGACCAGGAAGCGTGAAAGCAGGTATTCTTTCAATGTTAGATTATGAACATGTTGTTACACCTGAAAGTCATAACATAAAAAGAGAGTTAAATAATTATGTATGGAATGATAAGAAAGCAGGAATACCAATAGATGATTACAATCATGCAATGGATGGTGGAAGGTATATTTTTAGAAAGCTATCAAAAGGAAATAAATCATGGGGAGGAAGTCGAACGGCATAGATACAATTTTCAATACTAGACCTACCATAAAAGAATACATCACGTTAAATGGCTCTAAAAAAGAAAGTATTGATTTTGTTATCAAGGAACATTTAAATTCAAATATGATTTTAAGAATCAATTCTTTTAATCTAAAACCAAAGAAGGTTGACCTATGGGATTTGAGATGGTCAGATTTAATTGAAATACGTGAGGCCATATCTGAAAAAAATATATCAAGAGTGATTGAAGTGATCTATCAGGTAAAAGAAAGTAAGTTCATTGAATTAGATGTATTCAATTGTTTCGCTGTTTACAAATGGATAAATGAACAGCTTGATGAAATATCAAAAATAGAAATTCAAGAACTAGGTAGTGATATTTCTATTGAAGAAAAAGAAGCAGGTATTGAAATGCTCAATGATTTTGGATATACAGTAAGTTTAAGAGGGCTGATTAAGGTTTTTAATACAAATAAAGAAGATGTTTTAAGTAAACCATATTATGAAATTTTCAAGGAACTCTGTTTAACTAAAACACTTAACGAAATACAAAAAAACCATATAGAAAATGCTCGTAGAAAAAATAAAACAAATAGCTAATACCAGAAATTTTAAGTTCATGATTGGTGATGAACAATGGCAAAACTTAATTGACGCTGCCGATGATGTTGATTTGCCTTTTGAAGAAAAGCAAGTGTATCTTTTATTGTTCCAAGAAAAGGAAAACAGGACCTATGGTGATTTCTCTGTTAAAGATGATACAAGAAGCGCCACATTCTTGTTAGCTGTTCGTTCAAAAATATCTGATCCTAGCTTTGATTTCAAGTATGACAATCACATCAAGCCATTAAAAGAACTGGCTAGAGAAATTGAGGATAATGATTTTGGTATTTGCGATGACATGAATTTGAGGTCCTATAGCATTGAGGGATGGAGGGAGAATTATTTAGATGCAAATTTTGATTGTGTCGAGGTTAGACTAAGTATTGAATATAATGGATAAACAGTTTGAAAAAATAGTACAAAAGTATGCCGATATCATTGTGAGAAAGTTAATAGCTACTTACGATGAAATGGGAATACGTGCTACTGGTGATTATGAAAAGGAGCTAGAATCAGAAATCACAGACAAGTACATGATTATACGAGGTGCTTTCCATTCTCAATTCATGGAGTCCGGAAGAAGACCAGGAGGGCGACCTCCTATCCCATCAATAATTAGATGGATTGAAACAAAAAAGGGCTTACCTCCTTCAATGTTGAAAAACAAAAAAGGAGTTGCCTTTGCAATAGCGAATAAAATAGCTAAGGAAGGTGTAAGCGTACCTAGCAAACACAACAAAGGAGAAGTGATAAGTAAAGTAATAAATGACTTTTTACAAGATGATGTTTACAAGATGATAGATGAGCTTGGAATCATTTGGAGAAAAAGATTTAGTTCAGATATTAATAACATATTTAAAGCAGCATAATGATATTTACAACTGAAATAGACTCAACAAAAGTACTAGCGATTTATGATCAAAACATACTTGTTTTTAAATCTGAGGACTTAATTAAAACGGTTAGCAAGGCAGTAATTACAATCTCTGGAATTACATTAGAACTAACCCCAAACATTAACGGAGAGTTCAAGCTTGATATTTCTGAAATAGTTAGACCAGTTGCAGGAGGTTATAGATTTAGAGATCCTTTGGAATACAATTTAGAGACATCGAGTACTTATCTTATACCAGATTTGTATTTTGAAATAGCAATTACATTTCAAATTAAATATACAGATAACAGTAACGAATCAACCTCTAGAGATTATAAGTTTTTAAGATCAGTAAATAAGGAAGGTACTTTGGATAGAGAGGAATTCCCATTTGTATTAGTTCCTAATGATTCTAGAAGCTATCATTTGACTTATTTTGAAGGCTATCCTTATACTATTCCTTTTACAATTCAAGCTGCATCTGGTGACTATTTGATTACTAATAAAAGACTCAGTTTATCAATTGAAGTTCAATTTTTAAAAGGTGTAAATCATTGGTGTATTTCAGATGGCTTAATAGATTCAACAATAAACGATAGTTTACCATTAATATCAGGTTACAACGAATTGAGAATAGGTTCTAAATATGCACCAACTATCAAACCTTATACAATCATGTTAAAAAAATTAGAGTCCACTACAGGGCTTTATTTAAGATGGTTCAATCAGTCTGGAGGGTATTCATATTGGCTATTCCCATATCATACAAATACAGTTACAAATAATAAAACAATTTCGGAAGTCTCAAGCGATGGAAAAGAGCTTTACATCACAGGAAAGAAATCCGATAAGAAAATAAGTACCGTATCTCAAAAATTAACAAAGGAAGAAAGAAGGTACCTCAGTGAAATTTTCGAATCTCCAAGAGTTGAAATGTTAGATGCTGACCCTTTCACGGAAGTAAAAGCATCTGATTGGAAGTATGCAAAAGTTCAGGACGGAAGCATTTCAGATAAGTCCAAATATAAAAACGCTCAAAAGTTACCAATCACTATACTTGTTCAATCTCCTAACAAACAATCACTATGACGTATTTAGAGATAGATGGCAAGGAAATAGAATTGAACATAAAATCAATTCCTAAAGTATATCAAATTAACGATATCGGTGAAGTTAAAGACAGACAATCAAACTACACTTTACCGTTTGAAATACCTGCAACATCAAAGAATATTAAAGCACTTGAAATGTTAGGTGTTATTGGTAATAAATCTACTGTTCCCTATAAAAAGCTAAAAGGAAAATTGGTTGAGAAAAGCATTGAGATTATTTCAGAAGGAGAAATAAATATTGCTAAGAAACAAGGGAATATGTTTAAAGCTCACATCTATAGCGGAAACATAAACTTATATAGATTGCTCGAAGGTGGTTTGTTAAGTGATTTAGATTTAAACAATTTGAACCACACTTTTAATCAATCCAACTACTTTGCTTCTTATGGTAACACTGAAGGTTATATCTATGGGTTATCAGATTTTGGAGCATTTGAGCATGAAACAACTAATAACTATACAGTTAAATTTAAATATACAATGCCTCAAATATTTGTACATACACTTTGGAGTAAAGTATTTGATGAAGCTGGAATTGGCTATGAAGGTGATGTGTTTCTTTCTTCAGAGTTTAAAGAATTACTATTCACACCAGCTAAAGGTCATTCTTTTACGATAGGAGATACATTTGATTTTTCCGAAGTAATCGGAGATATGACCAAAACGGAGTTTGTAAAAGACATCATGCATCATTTCGGGTTAATTCACCAAAAAAGGAAAAACGAAAACATCTATGATTTCATCAAATTAGATGATTTGTTGTCAAGTGCTGACAAAGAAGATTGGAGTGATAAATATCCAGTATTTATTAAAAATACTTATAAGCCTGGTACCTATTCAAAATCAAACACAATCAATTATCAAGAAAACAGATATAAAGATATAGGCTCAGGAGTTCTAACCATTGACAATGATAATTTAAAGAGCACAAAAGAACTTATCAAACGTCCATACATAGCTCCAAATCATTCAGTACATAAAGAAATAGGAGGCACAAGTTTAATGTATTCTCAGCTATGGGAAAGAGAAGGTGATGTGTTAAATAACTATGCACCAATAGAATCAAAAAACAGGTTGAGCTATTTGACAACAGTTAATTCGAGTTTCAATTATTACAATTCTTCAAATAATATCCAAACATATACAGGACAAGTTCCGGTACCACAATTCGAGAACATAAAGAATCAAAATTTAATTGATACTAACTATTCCTCTTTTAAAAAGGCTTTAGATTTCTATGAAAAACTAGAAGTCAATATCCTATTAAACGAATATGACATCTACAAACTTGATTTTTTCAAGTTGATTCACCTGGAGCAATATGGTTCAGATTTCTATTTAAATAAAGTTAGATTTTTAGAAAGTACTAAACCGAGCAAAGTAGAACTTATTAAAATTATTAGATAAATATTATGTCAAAAAAAATCGAATTATTAGAACTTGATATTTCTACAGAAAGTCTAATAAAAAAAGGAGCTGAGGCTCAAAAAGAATTAGAGCGTCTAAAAAAAGAAGCTGACTTCTTTAAAAAAGCAATTAAGGAAGGTAACTCTACAATAGAGAAATACACCGACAAGCTTACCTTAATGGAAAAGCAGGGTAAGAAAAATACATCTGAGTATAATTCATTAAAAAAGAATCTTGAAACCTTTTCCAAATCTCAAGATAAAAACAGGGAAAGATTAGAACTTGTTAACGATGCTCTAAGCAAGCAAAATGATATTTACAAAAGAAGCAAACGAACTATAAAAGATTTCACTAAAACCGTTGAAGATGAACTAGGGATTGTTACAAAAACGGATGGTTCAATTGATCAATTAAATAGAGCATTAGATATCAATCGTAATATCTACAGAAAATTAACAAAAGAACAACGAGAAAATGTAGCTATTGGTGGTCAGTTATTTAAAACAATATCCGATCAAGACAAAGAATACAAAGAACTTCAAGTTTCTATTGGAACAACACAAGTATTGGTTGGGGATTACAAATCTCAAATAAATAAACTTATAAAAGAAAATTTGAATTTAAGCAAAACGTTTAAAGGTCAAATTGAAAAAATACCTTTCGTTGGAGTATTACTTTCATCACTATATGATCTGTTGATAAAGTATGCAGCAGGTCAAAGAGCAGCAATAAAAGCTACTAAAGGAAGTGCAAAAGCCTTGAAGATTTTTAAACTAGCACTTATAAGTACAGGTATTGGATTAATTGTAGTTGCTTTAGCTTCATTAATAGCTTACTTTCAATCAACTCAAAAAGGTATTGATGCAGTTAGCTCTGTACTTACTCCTTTAAAAATAGTTTTTGAAAGCTTATTAGGAGTACTCCAGAATGTTGGTAAAACTATGGCCGATGCTTTCACAAGCCCAAAAAAATCAATAAAAGCACTTTGGCAATCTATAAAAACAAATTTAATAAATAGAGTTACTTCTATTGGAGGTATATTTAAGGCACTTGGTAAAATTATTTCAAGTGGATTTAAAGATGGTTACAAAGATTTAGCAAACTCATCATTGCAAGCGGTTACTGGAATTGAAAATGTTATTGACAAGACACAAGCTGCTGCAAAAAATACAAGTAAATTCTTTGACGAAGCTTGGAAAAGAGGTAAGAAAATAGATGAACTACAAAAGAAATTAAATAAATCAGAAGCTGATTATATTCTAAATTTAGCTAAAGCCAAAGAGGAATTCAAAGCTCAAAATAAAATAGCTGAAGATCAAACCAAATCTTTAGCAGTACGAGAAGCTGCTGCCAAAAAAACTATCGAACTTCAAAAAGACATCAACAAATTAGAAGATGATAGGTTATCGACTGAAATTGAATTGATGAAATTAAAACAGCAAAGTAACGATACATTAGATTCAGACAGAGCTGAATTAGCTCAATTGGAAGCAAACAGAAAAGCATCCAGAGAAAGACAGTTAGAAGCTGAAACTACGCAACAAAACAAACTAAACGCCATTAGAAAGGAAGCTGTGAACAAAGCTATTGCTCTTAACAAAAAGAGAGTTGATGCTGTAATAAAGGAAAGTAAAACTTTAATTGATTTATATATTGCAGAACAAGGTGTAAAAGCTAAAACATTAAAACAAGAATTAGCCATTGCGGAAAAAGTATCCAAAAAGAGAAAGAAAGTTCTAAAAGCTGAATTGAAAGCTAATAAGATTACCCAATTAGAATACAATTTAGCAATTCTAAAACTAGATAACGATTTAATAGCTAAACGTGCTGAGTTAGTTATCGACAATGCCCAGCGAGAGCTAGAAATATTTAAAGATTCCCACCAAGCAAAACTTGATGCTAATACTTTCTTTACTGAAGAATTATTAAATCAAGAAACTGCAAGGTTAGACGCTATTGCTAACAAAGAATTAGAGTACCATCAAAAAAGATTAGAACAGGGCGTAATCAATCAAACTGAGTATAATGATGCTATTAATACTGTTAATAAAGAAAACAGGATTAAAAAGGAAGAAGCTCAAGTCCTACGAGATGAAGCTCTAAAAGAAAAACAAATAATTGATTTAGAGAACCAAAGAATTATTGATGAGGAAAGATTTAACAATAGTTATGAAATTCATCTATCTAGACTTAAACAATCTTATGAATCGGAGAAGAAATCAGCAATTAAAACAGGTGCAGACACTACATTAATAACCCAAAAATATGAAATATCAAAAGCTAAAATTCAAAATGCTCAACGAGAAACAAAATTAAATGCAGACGGTCAGGCTTTTGGTCAAATAGCAGATTTCATAGGAAGGGAAAGTGAACTAGGTAAGGCAGCAGCTTTAGCGCAGGCGGGTATTAATATACAATTAGGAATTACAAAAGCATTAGCAAGTAAAGGTTTTGCAGGAATCGTTGAAGGTGTTTTAATTGCCGCAAAAGGAGCTGTCTCAATTGGTAAAATAACAAGTACTAAACCTCCAAAAGCTGAACATGGTGCCGTATTTAATATTGGAGGTAAAAGACACCATTCGGGAGGAACCAAGTTTGCAGGTGATGATGGTACCGAGTTCGAAGCTGAAGAAGGAGAAAAGATGTTCATATTAAATAGACAAGCATCCGCAGCACTTGGTCCATTATTGTCTGATATCAATCAACAATATGGAGGTGTATCTTTATCGACTTCATCCTCTTATTTGGCTTCTGGAGGTGAAGTATTAAGAAATACAGTTACTCCAAGTAATTCAAACACTAAAATAAATTACGATCTGTTAGCTGATAAAATTGGAATGAGAGTTGGAGAAGCTAATTTACAACTCCCAGCACCAATTGTAAAACCATCAGAGATAATGGATGTGTACAACGAAAATCAAGCAGTAATAGATGGTTCAAATGGATAAAATATTAGACGGTTGGAAAAATTACTTTCAGGGAAGTAATTCTGTGAACTTAGAATTAGCCAAAGAGCGTGCTAAAATTTGCATTGATTGTCCTAAAATTAAATATGGCAAACACGCAGCAATACTTCCAGACACTCAAATAGGAGAAGTTCAAGGTCACTATTGCGGAGTTTGTAAATGTCCAATTAGCACAGCTATTAGAAGTACTGGTTATGAATGTCCAGAAAATAAATGGTAATAAATGAGATACACTAAATTAAAACACTTAACTAAAGAAATTAAACAACTTCAAAAACTTGGAGTTGTTTCAACTACTGTATTGAGAGATATGGAAATGTTTGAGTATTTTCATACGTTAGATAGTAATTTGTGCGTTTATTGCAGATATGAATTAGCAGGGGAGAATTTCGGAATTAGTTCAGATAGAGCTAAATCTATTATTCTAAAATTGAAGAATTAAAAAAATTATAAATTCAATTAATTATTATTTTTTTATAAAATCTACCCTTTTTATATTATTCTGTTTAAGACTCGTTGTAGTTAAATAAGATTTTTTGTTAACTATAATTTCACAGACTAACATATCTTTATCTGAAAAACTACAAAAATCATTATAAAAATAAATACTTCTCATTTCGTTAAGATATGGTAATATTCTATCATTATTTTCAGAAAACGCCTCAACAAGCCTTTGCGTACTTCCTTTTATTTGTGAAGCATTGGAGGTCACATAATAACAATCTCCTAATTTATAATAAATAGATGCATTAGTTAAGTTTATAATTTTAATGTGAACATAAAAACTATTAGTATCTTTTAAAATGTAATCTATTTTCAGATCAACAATATCATTCTTGTTGATAGTTTTTCTTGATAAGGATTCTTCTTGAAAATTATTAGTTATAACTTTTATATAGCTATCATTCTTTATTGCTATTTCATCCTTTATAAAAGGTTTAAATAAAAAATTGACAAATTTAATCCAACCTTTTATAAGCCAATAACCAATGATTAATACTATAACAATCAAAATAAACACCATACACAAATATAACCATTTAGGTTAAAACAGCAACCTACTGCAAAGGGCTTTATGTGTTTAATTTTGATGAAAATCTATTAAATGCACTTTAAATCTAACATACTTTTCTCTGGAGATAAATCTTTAAACGTTGATCGGGAGAATGGAATTATTAAAAACGTTTGTATTGTTCAGTTTGGAGCAAATAAAAACGGGTCTTACTTTTCAGAAAAATACTTACAGGATTTCGCCAAAGGAGCAAATGAAATAAACCAAGGTGTTAAATCTCGTTATGGCCATCCTAACATGTGTTCTACTACATTAGGTAAATTCATAGGTAGATACAAAAACTTTTCTTTTGGGGTTAACGAAACCAACCAAAAGCCAACTGTTTTTGCTGAATTACATCTAGATAATATCACAAAGAAAACACAAGTTGAAGGTCAAGGCATTTCAATGTTCGAGTATATCACAGATATGGCAGAAAACAACCCTGATGTATTTGGAAACTCTATTCATATTCCTGTTCCAAAATTTGAAAAAGATTTAGTAGAAGTAGATAAAAAGAAATATCAATCTCACATTTTTAACGGTGTAGTTGCTTCTGATTTGGTCGATAGTCCAGCAGCTACAGATTCGCTTTTTAGCGATACTGATGATCTAGGAATTACCGTTACTCAATTCTTAGATGAAAACCCTTCAATTTTTGAAGCAATTACAAAGAAGCCTGATATTATTATCAACTTTTTTGAGACATACGAGAATTATTTAAACAATTATAAATCAAATATTAACATGAAGTTTTTAGACAAATTAAAAAAGACATTCAGTACTGATGAAACTTTTGACATCGAGGAAACTCTAGCAGATGGTGAAATAGTTAAGATTGCTACTGAAGATGAAAATCCAAAGGTTGGAGATCCTGTAACAAAAGAAGATGGTACTTCTATTGCTGATGGTGACGTAACGATCAAGGATGGTACCGTTTGGGTTATTGAAGGTGGTAAAATATCTGAGATTAAGCCAAAAGAAGAAGAGGAAGCTGGAGCTGGAGATGAACCTACAAACGCTGAGGTTATGCAAAGCATCAGTGATTTAGGTAAAACTTTTAGTGCTTTTCAAACCCAATACGCAAAAGACGTAAAAGGAAACGAAGAAGCAATTGAATTTGTTGCAACCACTTTTGAAAAAAAGTTTAGCAACCTAGCAAAAACGGTGAAGTCAAATTCACCTGATTATGAAATAGACCCTTCTACTGGTAAAACAAAGAAGTTTAGCAAATCTGGTGGATATGACCCTGATAAGGCTAGAGAGGAAAGAGATAAACGTAACCCAAAAAACAACTAAAAAATGAATTTAGTAGACGACTTTAGAGAATTATCAACGGATGAAAGATTCATTCAAGACACAAAGGAGATCATTAGAAATGATTTATTCCATCAGCCTACAGAAAACTTTTTCACAATAGTTCCTGGTATAAAAGGCGGAGAACAAGTAGCAGCAATGAAAGGTTTTGAATACATTACTACTGCATCTGCAGGTTGTGGTGGAGCTGGAGTCTCCCCACAATTCCCTGCTTTCTCTCAGCATTGGAATCCAAAATTACAAGAAGTTAAACTTTCTTATTGTTATAAAGACTTTTTAGGTCATTATACGCAATGGGCTTTGGCAAATGGATATGCTATTAAAGATTTAGGCCAAACAGAAATGGCATTGTTTATTCAAGATCATACCATTAAAGCAATGCAGTTGGATTTCCAACGTATGGTTTTATTGTCTGATGCCAACATCGCTGCACAGGATATTTTAACAGATGAAGCAGGAAAGGCTAAGTACTACGATACTATTGATAAAGGATTAATTCCAACATTACAGTATTTAAAAACCTTACCAGAGTTTGCAGCTGCCTTTGTAACTCTTGATAAAAATGGTGAAGCTACAACAGCAGGTCAATTAGCTCTAGGAACTGAAGAAGCTCTTGATATTTATGAAGAGTTAGAAGATCAGTATGATTTCGATAGTGATATGATTTTAACTTCAAATAGATTGTATAAAAACTATGCGAAATGGGTTAAAAGAGCTAATGGATTAGGTGTTCAATCAAATTTAGACAATACTGTAAACGGTGTCAATCCAACTCAAGTAGCAGGTGAAACATTAGTACCTATTGTAAATTATGATCGTTGGAAAAAGAATGACTTCACTGTTGGTGGAGCAATTCACTTGCCTCACTTTGCTATCAGTACAAGAAAAGAGTTTTTGCAGGTAGGTGTAGATGATATTGGAGCTTTGGAAAATTTAACTTTCGAATACATCGGAGGTGATAAAGAGACTTTCTGGATTAAAGGTAACTACATGTTAGACTTTAAGATGGTGAATCCTTATGCATTGAAAGCTGCATTGTAAAAATTGTATAATCAAAGGGAGCTAAACACTCCCTTTTAAAACTTATAAAAATGGCAGATACATGCAACGACAGATTATCAAAAGGCTTTGTGAAAAAATGCGCTCATAAACCGAAACAAGGAATTAAAAGAAAGTGGTATTTCAATCATAGTGATATTGATGTAGCTGCTACTCAATCAGCAAATAGAGGAACAAAAGTAACTGCTTTAGTTTTAAAGGCAGGAGCTAAAATTTATGCGGCTGAAGGTAATTACAAAACCAGTAAAGGAAATCATGGTTTAACTCTTGGAGATTTTGTTAACGGATACATCCATACAGACAATTTCACTGTTTTGTACAGAGGAGAAGATGAATCTGAAAGAATTCAAGAATTGGTAGACGGAGGAAAAGTAGGAACCATTATAGAAATGGTCGATACTGGTGTTTCAGGAGAACTTTCATACAAGATACTTGGTTTAGAATCTGGAATGATTATCACTGAAGACATCTGGTCTTCTCACGAGAACGGAGGTGCTACAAATTTAACTGTAGCAACCTTGGAAGGTCAAGAAGAGTTGACTGGTGCTAAAATTTGGTCTGAAGGAACTTTAGCTACTACTGAAGCTTGGATAACAGCAAACGAATATGCAGCAGCTTAATTCATCTCTAGAATTTATAAAGAAAACTTCTTCAGATGAATTGGTAAACAATCATTTGAAGTTAGTTTTTGATACTTATTATAAATTTTTTGGAGAAGTGTGTACCGGATGTCCTACCAAGATAGCCGGTTATATATCAAGATTAAAAAAACAAGATAAAAACATAATCATGAAAAAAGATACTCGAAAATTCAGATTAAAAAAAGGTGCAATTATTCCAGTACCTGGAACTAGTAAAGCATATTCAGATGTAAACATTACTGATGAAATTGCATTAGATATTTTAAAAATTAATCCTAACAGAAAAAGTATTTTCTCCAAACTTCCATCAAATTTAGATGAATTGTTAGAAGAAGAAACCGACAAAGGTGGTGATGAGGATGTAGTTAAAATTGGAGATGGCAAATTTACGTTAGAAGAAGTTTTGAAGATTTTAGAATTAAACGAAATCACAACCAAAGCGACTACAATTACTGGTGTTCAGAAAAAGGTTGATAAGGTTATAAAAGAAGGTACCGTAATCAAAACGCAATTCGAACCGGTTGACCTTAAGGTAACTGATTCAGAAACTATTGAAAAAGAAACTGATACTACCGACAAAGGTGGTGATGAGGATGTAAAATAATCTTAAACACAATCACTCAATGAAGTCTAGAATACCAAAGGCTTATAAAGAAGAAAGAAAAGAGATTTTCAACAAAAGATTTGGGGTTATTTTCAATGGCGAAGATAACCTCAAACCTCTTGTTATAGAAAATGCAATAGATCTATCACCAACTGCTTCACAGTGCGCTGACACTTACGAGTCATTTCTAGGTGGTGGCGGATTTGAGTTTGATATGTCCAATGTAAATTTGAGTGATGTTTTTTGGGAAGATATTAAACCGGATGATTTGCTGTCAGAAGCATGTACAGATATTGCAAGACAAGGAGGTGTTTTTATTAATGTTGGTTACAATGCTGCTTTTACAAAAGAATACTATAAGGTAATACCTTACAGTCTTTGTTTATTAGGAAAAAAGGACAGTGATGGGTTTTCAGGTAAAATTGTAGTTTCTCCAAATGGTTGGGGAAAAACTTTAAAGAAAGATGAAGTTGATGTCTATGATACTTATAATCCTAATCCAGACATAATTCAAAAACAAGTCGAAAGAGATGGAGGTTGGCATAATTACAAAGGTCAAATTTTCTTTTTTAAACTTGATAAAAAATTCACTTACCCAAAATCATTAGTTGAAAGAGCTTTTCCTTTTTTGGAGGTTGAGTATAAAATGGGTTTATACTATAAAGGTGTTGTAAATAGAAGCTTTGAAGATATTACGGTTGTAAGGCACAAAGAGTTTCCAGATCCAAAAGACGAAAATCAGTTTTACAAAAACATGGAATCATTGTCAGGATTGGAAAACTCAAGTTCTAAACTTATGGTTCAAGATGATTGGGATGATGATAGCGAAAAGCAAGGAAAATTCAAGTTTGACACTATAAAAAATGGAGTAAAGGCAGAAAAGTACGCTCATTTTGAAAGTAGCTCAAGTAATTTCATTAGAAAATCATTCAGAAATATACCACCCCAATTAGTTGAATTCATACAAGGGAAATTAGGTGGCACAGAGGATTTATCAACAGCTCAAGCTGTTTATAATTCCAATACAGCAAAAGACAGGAATAAAATTGAAAGGTTATTTAAAGAGCTTTTTTCAAATTACAAAGAAGACATTAATCCAACTGGAGATTGGAATATCAAACAGTACAAATTATTAGACAATGGAACTACTGATTAATAAAGTTAAAGTTGCAGAAATTCTTCAGGTAGCAATTGGCTACAATGAGACCGAATTTAATGTATTCATTCGTGAGGCCCAAGACTTTGATTTCAAGCCTATGGTTTGTGAGAGGTTCTATTATGAATTACTACAACAAAAAGCCGATGCAGGAGCATTTCAAAAGGTATTAGAAGGTGGTAATTATACCAATGATGGAATTGAATATTATACCAGAGGGATTGCAGATGTTTTAGCGTATTTCACTTATGCTAGATTTATCAGAAAAGCAAATAATGTAAGTACATCTCATGGTTTTGTAACAAAAACAAATCCGCATTCTCAACCATTATCTATGGATGAGAAAAACAACATGTACTACAAGTACAAGAAAGATGCAAACATCATATTTAGCGATGTAAAAAAGTTCATTGAGCAAAATATTTCAGATTACGAAAATTGGAATGATTGCAATGAGAACTGTACAGAAGTTAAGAAATCAACTTTTAAAACAAGAGTTATACAATGACAGCACAATTCACAGACATAAACGCAAGGGAATTCAAGCTTAACGGAGTTAGGCATTTGAAGACTTACGTATCAATATATTATAATAATGGTATTCGAGTAGTTGGAGCTTATGATTCTAAATTAGAATTATTGCCATCTGTTAATGTATCAGAAGTTTCAGTAAATGGAACTATCTATACAAGTGTAGTAGATTTATCAAATGCACTTACTCCATTGTTATTTTCAAAAAATGTATCAGAAATTAAGGTGCCAACATATCAAACAAAAGCACTACTGATTTCTGAATTTGCAGCTCCTCAAGAAAATGATTCAGCTATTGTAATTAATGATCCTAACAATTCTTTGGATGGTGACTACGGTTATACTGGTGGAGCTTGGGTAAAAGGAAATGAAACTTTAGCTCAAGCTAACGAAAATAGAATTGGAGTAAATGAAGGGAATATTACAGCGGCTCAAAATACAGCAAACCAAGGGGTGGCAGATGCAGCTACAGCAGATGCAAAAGCAGTAGCAGCTCAAAATACTGCCAATGATGCCAAATCAAGATTAAACCATACAGAAACACAACCAGCTTCCACTATATCAGATTTTTTGGCAGCCGTGCAAGCTGCTGAAACAACAACTAGCTTATCGTTAAATGCAAACATTCTAAAGTTTACTGATGAAAATGGCTTAGTTACAAACTTGGATTTATCCCTTTATTTGGACGATAGCAATTTGGCTAGAATTCTATCTGGAATAATAGATCCAGTTACAAACATAGCGACATTTACAAGGGATGATAACTCAACGTTTACAGTTGATTTTACGGCTTTAAATGACAAACAGGGAATAATTGAAGCCAAAGAATTGGCGCAAGAAGGAATTGACAATGCAGCTATAGCTCAGGCAATGGCAATAATATTTTAAAATATAAATATGGCAACACAACAACAAATTATAGATTTGACTTACGCTACTTTACAAGATAAAGCGGATATCGTGAAAGCAGAACAGGATGGGGTTATTTTGGATACTTTTCATTATGGGATAATAAATCAAATGAGACTAAATAACAGAATTACTTATGCTGACATAAAAAGTTATGACTCAAGTCTTTCTTTGGCCTCTTCTTATTTACCTGAGATAAAAGGGCTTGGAAAAATGGTTGACATCACAAGTTTAACAGCTTACAATTCACCAATTCTAGAGCGTTTTGATATATCTATGTGTACTAAATTAACGAATATTTATGCTCAAAACTGCGCTA